CAGACAAGGACGAGACCAACACATTCTTCTGGACTGAGAGAAACATGATCAAGTTACCATTCGCAGGTATCAAAGGTCAGACTGATTCTAGACCAGTGACAGTGCAAGTACCGTGCATGGAAATGTATGGGAAGACTTGTCCAGTACTCACAGAAGTGAGACCGTGGTTCAAAGACAAGAGCATGGAAGACATGGGAAGAAAATACTGGAAGAAGAAAAGTTACATTTTCCAGGGTTTTGTCACAACGAATCCACTAGCAGAAGACTCAACACCTGAGAATCCAATCAGAAGATTCATCATTGGACCTCAGATATTCAACATAATCAGAGGGGCACTAATGGATCCAGAGATGGAAGAAATGCCAACTGATTACTTGAAGGGTGTGGATTTCAGGATCACTAAAACAACCAAAGGTGGTTATGCTGACTACTCAACATCAAAATGGTCAAGAAGGGAAAGACCGTTGGACGAGGCAGAGAGAGCCGCGATCGACACACACGGGTTACACAACCTGGGCGACTTTAGACCAAAAGAACCAACAGAAGCAGAGGTTAAGATAATCGCAGAACTATTTGCGAAATCTGTGGAAGGTGAGGCTTATGATCTTGAGCAGTATGGACAGTACTTCAGACCAGCGGGAGTGGCTTACCAAGGTAAACCACAGGTAGCAGTACCAACAGCATCGGCTCCAGCGGCAACACCAGTGGCAGAAGCGGCTCCAACAGCGGCTCCGGTTACTGAGAGTGCAACAGCACCACAACCCGAGGCGGCTCCGGCGACGGCGGCTCCAGCGGGCGACAGTGCCAAGAGAGCGGAAGACATCTTGAAGTTGATTAGATCAAGACAAGCAAAATAATCTGACATTTACCAAGGCCTTGATATTGACTATTGAGGCCTTGTGTAGTAAAATTAAATTATGAAAAAGAAAATACAAAAGGCTGTCGAATGGATATTGTACAAACAAATACCTGCATGGATGTTGATTGTGGCAATTATTCTTTGGATAGTTCTATAAGGGAAATAAAATGACAAAAGTATTTGACGCAACAAAATTTAGAAAGAGCATCACAAAGTCCATACAAGGCTTAGGCATAGGATTCAGCGATCCCACAGACTGGATATCAACAGGAAATTATGCATTGAACTATTTGATGACCAGTGATTTCAACAAAGGAATTCCACTAGGCAAGGTTACAGTACTTGCGGGTGAATCTGGAGCAGGCAAGAGTTACATAGCATCAGGAAACATTATCAAGAACGCACAAGAGCAAGGCATCTTCGTTATCCTGATCGACACAGAGAACGCATTAGATGAACAATGGCTACAGGCATTGAATGTGGACACATCAGAAGACAAACTTTTAAAATTAAGTATGTCAATGGTCGACGATGTGGCTAAAACTATATCGGAATTCATGAAAGGTTACAGAGAGCAACACGCAGACAACAAAGAGGGTGCACCTAAAGTACTATTTGTTATAGACAGTTTAGGTATGATGCTTACACCAACAGATGTTAACCAGTTTGAAGCAGGAGACATGAAGGGTGACCTGGGTAGGAAACCTAAGGCATTAACGGCACTTGTAAGAAACTGTGTGAATATGTTTGGTAGTTGGAATGTGGGTCTCATAGCAACCAACCACACATACGCATCACAGGACATGTTTGATCCAGATGACAAGATATCAGGTGGACAAGGATTCATCTACGCAAGTTCTATCGTTATCGCAATGAAGAAATTGAAATTGAAAGAAGACGAGAAGGGCAACAAGATATCGGAAGTAAGAGGTATCAGGGCCGCTTGTAAGGTAATGAAGACCAGATATGCTAAACCTTTTGAAGGTGTACAGGTCAAGATTCCTTATGACACAGGTATGGATCCCTACAGTGGATTAGTTGACCTGTTTGAGAAAAAGGGTTTATTAGTTCAAACAGGAAATAGGTTGAAGTATGTTGACAAAGCAGGTAAAGAACATATCGATTTCAGGAAAGCGTGGACTGGTGATAAGTTAGATATGATAATGGCAGAGTTCAAAGAGGAAGCACCTAAAGAAGTGGAAGACACAGACGCCCCTATCGAAGTCGAAACAGAAACAAAACCAAAAGCAAAGAGTAAAAAAGAAGAGTAATGATAGACTTTACACACGAGGACATTGAAAGGTTATGGAACTCCATAACACACTACGTTCCAGAGAGACAGAAACTGGACTGTGCCATAGACTTCATCAAAAGCCTAGAGGACATAGGAGTGGAGCACGACGAGATCAAGGCGTCTGCTGAATACGATCCCAAATTAGAAGAAGCGATCAACACTGTGTTCGAGGAAGACGAAGAGTCAGACGGATACGGCGAAGATGATTAATTGGTACAACGAAGTCAGCAGGAACCTAGACAAAATACCAGACTGCGTGGCATACTTCGACAAGGAATTGTTAGAGGCCAAGAAGCAGTGTAAGATATACGGTAACCTGGAGAGGGCCAGTGCGTCACTGCCAGGCATAGTTGAAGAAAGATTCAGCCAACTGCAACAACTGGAAGCGATATTGGAATACCTAAACATAGAGTTGAGGAGACTGAGATCAAAGACTTTCAGGAAATATCTAGAGAACTACAATAGAGCTTTATCAAGCAGAGACGCAGAGAAATATGTTGACGGCGAGGATGATGTGGTCGACATGGACAAGATCATCAACGACTTCGCACTAATAAGAAACCAATGGCTGGGCATAACCAAAGGACTGGACCAGAAGCAATGGCAGATCACAAACATTGTCAAACTGAGGGTAGCGGGAATGGAAGATGCCGATATCAAATAACAGGATAATTCTCACAGACGTTGATGGCGTGCTTCTAGAATGGGAACACCATTTTTCTAAGTGGATGGCGCTGAGATCATATTTTGATGAAAACGGAACGAGATATTATCCCTATAAACAATTGCCAGAAATGCTGGGCGAATATGACATGGCCATCAGGTATGGAGTGAGCAAAGACACGATCAGACAAGAGATTAGGGAATTCAATAGGAGTGCTTGGATGGGAACACAGAGACCTATGCTAGAATCACAGACCTGGGTAAAACTGTTGGCGGCGGAGGGGTGGACGTTCATACCTATCACATCGCAAACATCAGACATACCAGGACAGCAATTACGTAAGCAGAGATTGGGAGAACTGTTTGGCGATCATATATTCACAAATTACCATATACTGGGTACCGGAGCAGATAAAGACAGTGCTTTAGCGGAGTTTCACAATACCGGACTGTATTGGGTCGAGGACAAGCCAAAGAACGCTGTACTGGGGCTCAAATACGGTTTAAAGCCTATATTAATAGACCATCCATACAATCAAGACCTACAACATCCTGACATTAAACGTGTAAGTAATTGGAAACAAATACACGAGATAGTCAGTGGAAAAACCAAAAAATAAAAGCAATTTCTGTATAAGGCCATTCAACAGTGCTTGGATAGATGTCAAAGGTGACATCAGTCCTTGTTGCCTGTTAAACCCTTTACAATCGGAATACACGAAAAAAAATCAGTTCAGCATCAAGAAAACCGATCTAGAGACTTGGTGGAAAAGTGATTATCTGAAGCACTTAAGATCAAGTTTTCTCAAAGACAAGAGACCAACAGAATGCTCAATTTGTTGGAAAAAAGAGGATACAGGCCTTTCCAGTTTTCGTATGAGATCTAACACAGAACACGGTGCAATATTCAAAAACAAATATCAAAGAAACTTAAAATTGATCGGCAAAGAGGACCTACAATTTCCTGAAGATATTCAATTTAATATAACAAATTTATGTAATTTGAAATGTCAAATGTGTAGTGGTGAAAGGAGTTCTAAACTACTTGTTGAAAATAATGCACTAGGTTATGAAAATTTAGACCAAAAAGATTTTGATCTCAAGGATTCGGATTACGTAAAAATGTTGGAACTAGTGAAACATGATCTAAAAATATTGAAAGTTCTAGGTGGAGAACCTTTTATAAATCCCCGTGTAATAAAACTACTCGAGATGCTTGTGCAGAACGGACAGGCAAAAAGAATAAAATTACATGTAACAACTAATGGTACAATGTGCAATAACAAGATAATATCATTGTTGAAAAAGTTCAAAGATTTGAGATTAGTATTCAGTGTAGATGGAGTTGGTAGATGCAATGAGTATATGAGATTCCCATCTAAGTGGGAAATGATCAGTGCTAATATAACAAAGTTTAAAGAAAATTTAGTGCATGCCTACATAATGATAAACTGTGTTGCACAAAATCTAAATGTGCTTTATGTGGATGAATTATTAGAATTTGCTGAGCAAAAAAAAATATTTGTCAAATTTGATCTAGTCCTTGAACCAAATTGGTTGCATCTGTCAGTGTTGCCAAAAAAAGTTTTGAGTATGGCATACAAAAAGTTATCCAGGGTAAAAGAAAAAAACTTACTGCACACAGATGATGTCAAGGAGATAATAAAACTTTTAAAACACCACATTGATAATTACTATCTCGACGAGACCAAATATAAAAAGTTCATAGACATGGTTAAAAAAAGAGATACTTACAGGAACATAGAACTAAAAAATTACATGCCTGAATTAGCAAGAGCAATTGCCACGTAAAAATAACAATCTAAATATTTTTGGTAAAAATAAGTTCAATGTTGTGTTTTTTACCAATTCTGTTTGTCCAAACCTGATATCCACTGTTTTGATATTTTTCCACTATCTCGTCTAATCTATTAAAGTTTACGTCTGTGTTGCCTATATCCATTTCGCATTCAAACAGGATCACTTTTGCTGGTAAAGACAAATCCAGTATTTCATTCAGCATCTCATACCAACGTCCTTCAACATCTAGTTTTATGATATCTACTTCAACGCCGTGCTGATCGGTTATCTCTTTTAAATTTGTTGTCTGAACTTCTATCACATTCTCATATTTCTCCGGCTCGTCTAATTGAAAACATTTACCATCACCAGCAACATCGTAAAACTTCATTGTTTGGCCTGCAACTGTGTCATAGGCTTTGCTCGTATGAATAATATTATAATCACCTCTATTTGCACTGTCTGTGGTCTGTTTTGATAACGGAGTTGGATCAAAGGTCAATATCTTTGCTGTGCGGTTGTCTTTCCTGCAATTGACTTCGTACCTTATCTCTCTAGAGACACCAAAGTTCCAAAACATTTTTGCATTTTTCCTAACATGATCGGGTGTGCTGTACTGTTTGTACCTTGTCCATCCTTGTTGGTTTACTGAACCACCACTGGGCGACAGAGTAAACCTGCTTTCATACTCTCGACAACGTTGTGAAATCTGCATATGGAAATATTTATAGTTAAATATTGGTGTGAAAATATACGTGGGACACGACAGCAGAGAAGACATTGCTTACCAAGTCTGTGAGCATTCTATAAAAAGAAGAGATCCGTCGGCTGAAGTCATCCCCCTCAAACAAAAACAGATGCGAGACCAAGGACTATACACCAGACCTGTGGACAAGTTGGCATCAACTGAGTTCACATTCACTAGGTTCTTCGTGCCATATATGAATGACTTCAAGGGATGGGCGGTGTTCTGTGACTGTGATTTCCTATGGAAGGTTCCAAGCCACGAACTTGAGAAATTTTGTGATACAAGCAAGGCAGTTGTCGTTGTACAACATGATTACGCACCAAAAGAAACGACCAAGATGGATGGGCAGGTGCAGACATCATATCCCAGGAAGAACTGGTCAAGCATGGTATTATGGAACTGTGAACACCCCAAGAACAAAATACTAACACCCGAATTACTCAACGAAGAATCACCAAAGTTCCTACACAGGTTCAGTTGGTTGGAAGACAACGAGATAGGTTCCATGCCTGCGGAGTACAACTGGTTAGTAGGCTGGTACAAAGAACCAAAGGACGGAACACCCAAGATCCTGCACTACACGGAAGGTGGTCCATGGTTTGATGGTTACCGAGATTGTGAATATGCAGATGACTGGAAGAAAGAACTTATAAATTTATTCAGTTCGTAAAATCAAAAATAAATCTTGTCTATCTGATCGCCGTTTGGTTTTTGTTCTATTATCTCACTGTTATTGAATCCTAGTTGGAACATGTATTCATCCATTTCATTTTCAGATGGCATATCTGGAAACTGCTTATCCTTGTGTATGTTGACTTCTTGTATCACGTATTTGGCACGTGTGAATATATCTGGGGCACCGTTCATGACCATTATCTCAGCACCCTGAACATCTTGTTTGATCAAATCATACTGGGCGTCCTTGCCAACCAACTGATCCAAAGTTTTCATCTGTCTGATCTCATAATCTTTGAAAATGCCAAACACTGTGGAGCCTTTTGTGTAAGTGACCTTCTTCCTATTTCCTTTGTCAATTTCACGCAGGTACATTTTTATTTCCCTGTCACTGTCTCCAAGCACGGCGATATGATAATCGTCTGTCACTTCTTTTAATCTTTTCTCGTGTTTTTGTCCTGCTTCAATGCAGGTGTAATGAGCATCGGGCCAGATAGGTTTGACGTTTTTGGTCCAGAATCCATTCCACGCACCTATGTCCAATATCCTTGAAGGCATGAACTCTTGTTTTGATTTCAGTTCTTGCAAATATTTGTACATCATGCTTTGTAATAGATTATATCTGGCCAAGTTTTGATCAGCACTTTGAATCCCAAGGATTTCAAATGCTCCTTGATATCTCTCTTACTGCTACCGTATTTCTCACTGTTGCCGTTCAACTCAATCATCAAGTATTCAACATTTTCTAGAGTTTTTTCCGCACCCTTGAGCACTTCCATCT